AATTAGAAGGTGGTTTAGCTGTTAAGCTGACTAAAAAAGATTTAGATGGTTATGCTACACAGGATTGGTCGCAAAATCAGATTAATGTTGCCGCTGATGGAATTAATGGCACTATATCCAGTGTTAAGAATACAGTTGACAGTCAGGCTACCAGTATTAATGACCTTAAGGCTGATTCTAGTTCTTTTAAGAGCCAGTTTACAACAGTTAACAATACTCTTGGTAAGCAAACTACTGATATTAGTACACTGCAAGCGTCGTCTAAAGAGTTAACTACTGGGTTTAATACACTTACCACTGATAACACCACCAATAAGAATGATATTAGTCAATTGAAACAAACTGCCACGGAAGTCACTAGCACCTTAGAAACTGTTAAGACACAGGTTCAAAATAGTGCTGTTGGGACTAACCTGCTACAAGGGACGCGTGATTTTTCTGGTTCGTCACGCAATAAAGTTGAAGTTACCAATGGTCAAGGCCAATTTCAGGCCATTACTGATACAAGTCCTAGTGGCAGTAAAATAAACTATGACATAGCTGCTTTTTATAATCTACCACTTGAAAAAGATACCAACTATACAGCGTCTTTCTGGGCAAAAACTAGCGAGAATACCGATATAATTTCATACCTTTATGACAGTGGTAGTAATGGTAGATATTCTGATGGCAGAACGATAAATCAGGCAACTACTGACTATACGAGGTTTGTTGTACATTTTCACAACGGGAACAATTCAGCAACACCTAGTTTTATTCCAGTGCGAATTCAGAAGCCAGATGTCACGGTATGGCTCTATGGGTTGAAGCTGGAAAAAGGTAGTATAGCAACTGATTGGTGCCCTAACCCGGCAGATAATGCGACAGTTACTGCTATGTCAAAGCTTTCACAAACCGTAGACAGTATTAAAACTGATATCTCTAAGAAGATTGAACAGAAGGATCTAAATGGATATGCTACTCAGACCTGGGCACAGAATCAGATTAATGCTACTACTAACGGTATCAACGCAACTGTATCAAGTGTCAAAACTACGGTTGATGGGCATACCACTAGCATTAATGACCTCAAGGCCGACTCTAGTTCTTTTAAGAGCCAGTTTACGACTGTTAATAATACTCTCGGTAAGCAGACTACTGACATTAGTAAACTTCAAGCATCATCTAAAGAATTAAGTTCAAATTTCGATTCTTTGAATACTGCCAACGGAACCAACGAACACGATATTAGTGAACTTAAACAGACTACCAAAGACTTCAGTAGCACTATAATTAAGATTAATAGCATGTCAATTGGTGGAGTCAACTTACTACCGAACAGTGATTTCGAATCTTACATCACAACTGAAATTGAAACTGTAAATAGTGGCTCATACAGTTTTTCTAAAGATTACCACTACCATGGCGTACAATCTTTAAAAATATCGCTTTCTTCTAATATTTCTAGCGCAGATTCGGGAATAATATTAAGGATACCAAACCCACAAACCAGTACTGAATATACAACTACCGGTTGGCTATATTCCGAAGTTGCAAGGACACTTGTCATTTCGAATTATAGTGGATCTTGGAGCAGTCTTGGAAGAACCAAAGTGGAGGTTCCAGATAAAAAATGGACTAAATTCGTAGTACATTTTAAAACTACGACCATCATAGATAACGCCGGTACAGCTATTTTTGTTAATAGTGTTACAGGTAATGATGTTCAGCCGTTTTATCTGGATTATGTACAAATTGAAAAAGGCAATTTAGCTACAGATTGGTCACCAGCGCCAGAAGATTTAGCCACAGTTACATCCGTCTCTAAGCTTTCACAAACCGTGGACAGTATTAAAACTGATATCTCTAAGAAAATCGAGCATAAAGATCTTAATGGATATGCCACACAGGATTGGACTAATAATCAGATTAAATTCACTGCTGATGGAATAAACGGCACAATATCTAGTGTCAAGGGTACTGTTGACAGTCATACAACCCGTATTAATACCCTGCAAACTGATTCTAACGGGTTTAAAGAACAATTTACGAAAGTAAACAATACTATCGGTAAGCAGACTACGGATATTAGTACACTTCAATCAGACGCTAGGCATTTGTCTTCTAACTTTGATTCCTTGGATAGTGACAATAAAACTAATCAGCATAATATTGGTGAACTTCAGCAGTCTGCTAAGGACTTCAGTAGCACTTTAATTAAGGTTAAGGATAGTTTGAGTACTATCGGAACTCCAAACCTAGTATCAGCATACAACTGGACAACATGGCCTGATGGCGGTGGAAGTCCAGTGCAAACCGTGACACACAACTTTTACAATGGATCGCAGCCACTATATGTACTCAATAACCAGACTAGCCACGAGAACTCTGCTTTCTCACCGCGATTCAATCTCAAGCCGAATACAACATATGTCGTTTCGCTTCTTGGATTTGAGGATGTTCATGTATTAAGTTCAGATGTCTTTATTTTGGCGCGCAATGCTGGAGAAACTAATAGTTTCACAACAGTTTACCAACCAATCACAGGAGTTGTTTTTTCACCTTCTAAGGCTCAATATGTTGCAAGTAGCTCATTCACAACTGGGAATAATGTTAATAGCGGCTATATACGGATTGACAATAACGGCTCGAAAGATGGCAACACTGCTGGTTTATTTTTCACAGAAGTCAAATTGCAAGAAGGTACCATTGCAACGCCATATACGTCTGCGCAAGAAGACTTGGCAACAGTCACGGCAGTTTCTAGCATTTCTCAAACTGTGGATTCTATTCAAGCAACAGTACGTGGAAAAGTGGACAATGATACATATCAATCTAAAGTAATTCAATTAGGTGACCAGATAACTTCAGTTGTCGGGAAGGTTAATACCTTTGGATCAAGAAACATGGTAACCAACTCACAATTCCAGTACGACTATATGGCCGGACCATCTTGGACCGGTGGTACAACTGATATGTGGTACAAGTCAGATTATGCTTGGTCATGGGTTAACGGGTATCAAGGTATTTGCATTAATCAACCAACGACGACGGATAATAGTGCCTGGTATGCTTTGCGCTCAAGAAAAATGGTTATTGGCCAAGATATCTCGACCCCTTGGTCAGCTAGTGCTTATTTAAATGTGGATACCGTTGGCATTTCCGCGATGATAACTATTGAATTTTACGACACTAAGGGTACTCGTATCGGCTTTAAGGAAACGCATAAAACCAGCCGTGGACTGGAACTAATTAAAGTTGAAAATGCGGTTCCTCCAGCTGGAACTGAAACAGTTTGCCTTGCATTTCAAGTTCATGGTGGTGGCCATCTTGCTATGATATGCCCAATGCTTAATCAAGGAACTACTGCTGCGGCCTACACTCCTGATACTGCTACTTGGGCAGAGTTTCAACAAACTGCGTCAGACATAAATCTTAGGGTTGAAAAAGAAGGAGTTATTAATGCAGTTAACGTATCGTCTGAAGGAATCCAGATATATGGTAACAAGTTGCATATCACAGCTACTACATCTATTGACAATGCTATAATTAAGGATGCAATGATCAGTAATGTGTCAGCAAGTAAAATGACAACTGGTACTTTGAATGCCGCTAATGTCAATGTAATTAACCTAAATGGTAGTCATATTGTGTCCAACTCAATTACGTCGAATCAATTAGCATCAGGATCAGTTACAGCTGATAAGATTCAAAGTGGGGCTATTCGAGTATCGTTAAATCATTCATTGCAACGACTAGAAATCGGTGTTGATGGTATGAATTTGATGTCCGATGCTGGAGCTATTATTGGACGCATTCATTCTAATCACATGAATTATGATAGTACATTCTGGGGATTATCATTTGATATGAGTGCCAATGGTGGAGACTTTATGGCATGGGGAGCTCAGAATAATGGTGACGTGAATGGATTATATCAGACTAAACTAGCTTGGTATAGATCGTCTACAAACGGATATAATGGAGGATTTCATTTCCAAGATCGTGTCGAATTCCACAATCCTGTTCAGTTTAGAAATTCGATTGATACAAGAGCTAACTATCTATTAGCGTTTGGGTCGACTAATGTTAGTGGCTACTCATCAGTTCCATATTTAGGACTATCAGGTGGTGCTACTAAGATTTCATTTAGCCCAGGCAGTGTGTGGTTATCAAGGCATAACAATTATTATAATATGGGAGCCGTTATCGAAGGCTTTAGTCACTATCTAGGAAGAGCTATATTTATTCCAACCGGTATGAATAATGATGGAAGAGCATCGAGTTGGTTAGGTATTAATATTCCATCATCGTAAAAAGATAAAGGAGAAAAAATAACAATGTCTAAAACAATGGAATTTAAGAACGTTGAATTGGTAACAATTGCAAACACACTTGGAGAATTCAAGCTTAAAGGAAAAGCTAGTCTTGGTCGTACCAGACTAATTAGTAAACTGGCTGACAAAAATGAAGAGTACAACGATGACCGTATAGAGATTCAGAAACGATATTTTCAAGTTGATGACAAAGGAAATCTTAAAACAGATGAGAATAAAAAACTCATATTTAAAGAAGGTGCCGACGTTGAACAAGGGAATAAGGAAATGCTCGATCTAGGTAAGGAAATGGCTGTACTAGACTTTACTGAATATTCAACTAAAATGACAGCATTGCTAAAAGGATTGGAAGACTATGAATACGAATTGTCCGGTAAAGAAGCAACTGTCTTTGCAACAGTGTACGATCAATTAGAAAAATATTTCGGAACAGAAGAGGAGAATAAATAATGGACTTAACTACAAGTAGTATCTCATATCAAATAGATCCAGAAACAGGCACTACAAGACTCGTTGTGATGGGACTTCGTGGAACAACCGATAAGCTAACTGTCAGTTTTAATATTACCTTGGCTCCTAGCGATGTCACAGAAGGTACTCTAGATGATCTTAGTCGTAAAGAGCTCACAGCCTTAGCTGTTAAAAAGGCTCCAGCTACGATCAGTGACTTTACAAATTACAGTTACTCGGCAAGTGTAATGGACAATCATATTACAAATCTTTCAGCAAACGTTACTAAGCAATCTGCTGGAATCTATGCCTATGCTACATTGACATTAACAGGAGACGACATGGATTTAGATACAGCTGACATGACAACTGTGAAAGCAGCTATTGTTAAGGTCTTAGCTACAGAATTACCAGATACAGAAGCACCAGCTAAGTAAATTATAGAGGATAGTTCGTTTAAAACACGGACTATTTTCTTTTCTCTAATTCGCAAGAAAAACACA